TTTTTGTTATCTAATATAGAACATTTATAGAATACACCATGTTATTATTGCATAGCTGTTATGTTAATAAATCATAGGTGTTAATCATAATGTTGCCACAATTATTTAATAGGAGGTTAATATGAAAACAGTTAAAGAAATAAGAGATACCTTTTCACCTGATGAAATAAAAATCTTAATAGAAATTGTAAAAGGTAAACAAGACTTTGATGTAATGGGTGATGAGATAAAAGATTTTTATTCTGATGAGTATGAGTTTATTGATGAGGAAGATGATAAACAATTCTTATTAGAAAAATTAGAATTTGATTTAGAAATGGGAGGTATAATATGAAGTACAAAAAAAGAAAACAAACAGCAGATGATAGGAAGACGGTTGCTCAATTAATATATGAGGACAATCCAATGACAAGGGGTTTATCAAAAGCTTTAAGAATAACAAGGGAGGATATAATAAAATGGGTAAAGTCAAACACCTAGTTGAAGAAGTAAGAGAACATATATCAGATTTGTTTTATGACAATGATGATATAAGTTTAGAGGAAGTAAAACAAACATTAAGAAATTATTATTTCTTTGTTGATAAAACTAATGGATACTTTATTGATGAGAACTTAGTTGAAGAAATATATAATGAACAAACGGAGGTACAAATATAATGGTTAGTTTTTTCTATGATACAAAAAAATTAAGAAGAGAATTTACTGAAGCTAACATGACAAACTACGGTGAATTTCTTGCTGAATGTTTTAGGTCAAGTAATTTACACAAAGACGGTTGGTGTGAGAGCAAAGTAATTGATACTAATAAAGATGAACAAGGCAATCTAACTTGGATACAGATACATTTAAGATGGGGATTAGATGAAGAAGGATACAAGCAAGAGTGGTACGAAACATTAGACTATGAGAGAGATACTTTTCTAAGAGAGTATGATAAAAACTTTCCTATATTGGAGGTAGTAAAATGAGTGTAGATGAAAGAGGTGATTTAAGAATAACAGGTTGGAATATTAATATTACTTGGAGCAATGGTAAAGAAGAAGTTTTATTAGATATGCCTGATGATGTAGCATCAATGATTGATGAGTGGTTAACTGAACTAGAGGAGGAAGTAAAATGAAAAAATGGAAAGTCTCTAATCTAATTAGAGGTTATCAAATAGAAGAGAACTATGTACTAGCCAATGATGAAGATGATGCTTATGAAAAAATGGAGAATGAAGAGTACATTGGTGAGTGGAAAATAGTTAAAGATGAAATGTCAACAGAAGATACAGAAATAACGGAGGTAAAATAAAGTGATAACAAAAGATATGGTATTATATTGGTTAGATGATGAGTATCATAAATGGTTGCCAGAAATTTTAACTGATATATTAAACAGTAAAGACCCTAACGAATTGTATAATTTAAAAACAGAAATTAATGAGGCATGGCAACAACATATGGAGGCACAATAAAATGGCAGAAAGATTTATATATAAATGTTATAGGCAAGATGAAAGTGGAGAAGAAATTATTTGTTATGCACCAACTGAACATTATTATCAGTTAGATACAACAGCAATAAGTGAAATAGAATTTGATGCAAATGATATGGAAAGTTTATGTAATGCATTAAATAATGCAGATAGAAATTATAAAGAAATATAAAGGAGGATAAATGAAATACTGGATGTGTGAATTTCATGAGCAGAATGGTGAGCATGAATATAAATATCAACATATATACAACGACCAACAACTTGATGATATAGGACATGAGGGTGATGACCATGACTATAGAATACTTAATCATTTTTTTATTGAGAATATAAAAAAAGATGATGAGGATGGGTCAGGTTATTGGACTGGTGATGGTTGTAGAATGGTTAGGTTCGATGGTATGATTGAAGTTAAAAAGAAAAACTTTAAACACTATCAATTGTGTGGTGTCTATTATGTTGGTGATAACATTAGATTAAAATGGAATGAAGAAAAGGAATGTTATGACGAATATACTGATAAGGAAAATAAAAATGACTGAAGAAATGATGGAAGAAATATTAGATAACTGGATTGTATGGAGTAAAGAGATACAACAAAATAATAAATCAACATGGTCTCAAAGAGACGATGCTATTGTGAGAGCAATAACAAAAATACTGGAAGAAAAATTATATGAATACAAAAAGTAATATTGATAGCATGATTAAATGGGCAAGTGGTTTTATAGATGGTGAAGGTTATCTTCAATACAAACAAGAACCTTATAAAAGAATAAGAATAGAAGTTTGTAATACAGATTTCACACCAATAAAAATACTACATGAATTATTTGGTGGTAAAATTTATGATAGGAAACCTAGAGTATCAGCTATAGGAACTATAACTAAACCACAAAAAACATGGGTAGTTTTGAATGAGGAATGCTATGAAGCTTGTAAATCTTTGTTGCCTTTTTTAACTACAGAAAAAAGAATTAACACAGCAAAGGAAATAATAAATCATTATGAGGAAAAAAGTGAGAATTAAAAAAGCTATTTATGGTAGGAAAGTATTTAGTAATAAGTCTGAATTACAACACTATAAATTATATGAACAATTAAAACTACAAAAGGAGTTAGTAATGGAACTACATCAAGCAGTTGGAATATGCGAGGGTTATATTAGATGTGATAAAGCAGAAGATGAAATTAAAGCTTGGCAATTTTTAATTGATACAGGCATGGCTTGGAAACTACAGGGTTGGTTTGGAAGACAAGCACAGAATTTGTTAGACATGGGAATATGTAAAGAAAAAAACTTACAATAAAATGCTTGACAAATATTTTAAATGTGATAAAGAAAAGATATGAAAACAAATATAAAAACAATAATAGTTAAACTAAGAATGAAGTATGCTGATTGGAGAGGACATCATGGTAAACGATGGAACTATGAACCTGGTGATTGGTATATGGGAAGACATAAGAAAATAAAAAAAGAACAAGAGCCTTCACTAAGACATACAATCTTTGGTGTAGTGTTTATCTTGTTAGCAATATTATCACTATCAATAATATTAAATATTTTACAAGGAGGTATATAAATGTTTATAGATAAATATAATATAAAAGTTATAGGTCAAGAGTACAATTCTAAAAAAGAAAAGTATGATAATGATTTAACTAAGTTAACTTTAAATTCAACTGATGGTGTGCACCACAAAAAATTTATAGCAATGCTAGAAGAACTATGTGATGCTCATGAAGGAACTCATTTAGAGTTAGATATTAAAATTAAACAACATCAATACACAGACTAAGGAGGAAATCATATGTTTGGATTTGGTAAAAAAGAAAAAGAAAATCAATTAAGAAAATATATTGTCATGGGTAAATTTAAATTTAGTGATAGATATATTTTAGAAAAGCAATTCATAAACAAACATAGTGCTGACGATTATGTTAACATTATGAAAGAGAATAGTGAGTATAATGATTATGAATACTTTTTATTTGAACAGTCGAAAGACTACAACTATGAGGAAAAAAATGACTGATGATATTACATCTTACGGTGATGTTTACTTAGAAGAGTTAAGTAAAAATGTTCAAGAGAGTAAGGATGAGTACTCTAAATTATTAGATTGGACTTCTGAACTTTCAGAAAATAATTTTAATCTTATAAAAGAGATTAAAGATTTAGAAGTTAAGTTTACTAATTTAAAATATAAATCTAATGACTGGATAGCAGATTTAAAACATGCTGAAGAAGTTAGATTAAAACTTGTTAAAGAAAATATTGCTTTAAGAGAAGAGATTAAAAATCTTAAAGATGATATTAAGTATGAGAGAGAACTAAGAATAGCAGGTGCTAAATATCATAATGGGTAGAAACTATAAATGGTTGGAGGAAAATGTGTTAACACCGAGACAAGTAAAACTTTTTAATTTCTTAAAGAAATATAAAAAGGAGTATAACTATATGCCTTCATTTAAAGAAATGAAAGAATACATGGGAGTAAAATCTAAGAATAGTATTCATCAAATGATAGGACATTTAGAGTTTAAAGGTTATATTAAACGATTGCCTTATCGAGCAAGGGCACTAGAAATAATAAAGGAGTATAGATAATGATGTACGATGAGTCTAAAAAATATAAAGATGTACCATTAGATAGTGAAGTGTTTACATATCTAGATAAATATGATAACTTGGAGACAGAAAAATTAGGTATGCTGTTAGCTAACCTAAGTATGCCTAAGATGTGTTATAGTTGGAGCACAACTGAAGACTTTAATACTCTATTAAATAAATATAAGATAGATGTTTCTAAGTTTGAAAAAGAAAAACCAGTTGTTGAGAAATCTGTTAAAGCAGAAATATCAAGTACATTATTTTCTTTAATAGAAAAAGATAATTATAAAAAGAGAAACTTAATAAAAGCATTAAGAGAAAAGTTTCCTGAAGTTAATCCAGGTGTAATACAAAGACTAATCAAAAAGTATTTGTCTCTAAGAATATTAGAAATAGATACAACATATAAAACTAAACGATACATAATAAAAGGGAAGTACTACATTAAATAATTTATGAGCAAGTATATATTAAAAAAATCTTACGTTAGTTTAGATTTACAAATTGAGGATTACTATGAAGATGTAAAAGATGAAGACAAATTAAAAAAGAAAATTAATTTTACAGAGAATGCTATCATCATTAACAAAGATGTTAAACAAACAAGAGCAACGATAGAGGAGATAGATGCTAAAACGTATAAAGAAAAAATTAAAAAGGTTAGCGACAAAAATAAAACAGTCACTACAAAAGATATTAAAAAGGATTAAGTCATGATAATTAAAACCGAATCATTTGTTAACCCATTAGGAGATTCTTCTGGTTATCAAATAACACCTGAGATATTATTATGGAGGTCTGTTCTTGTTAGAGTTATTCTAGATGCATTAGGAGTAGACATTCATGCTTGGGGTTATGTTAAGAAAAGAATAATAGAAGATTCTAATGCATGGTTTAACAAAGACAATGAAGACTTTATATTAACTTGTGACTATGCTGATTTAGAATGTGACTTTGTATTAAGATTAATTAAGAAAATTAAAAAGAATAATGCAGAGAAACATTTTAAAAATAAAAATCTAAACAAATTTCTTTTAGAATATATTTGTTCATTTGCAGGTGAGCAATAGTGAAGTTTAATAATACATCAAAGTTTGACATTGATTTAAAGTATGGTCAAATTAGAGAGAAGAGAGTAGCAAATCTTCTTGGTAAAGAACAAGTTGAAATTAAAACTGAAAGGAGTTGGTGGAGAAAGACAGGCAACATAGCAATTGAATATGAATACAGGGGAAACCCATCTGGTATTGATAAGACTGAAGCTAAATGGTGGTTTCATATTTTGGAACTAGATAAAAAAGAACATTGCATTTTAGTATTCAGAGTATCAAGATTAAAAAAGATAGTTAAGAAATATAAAAAGACACACACTAAATGTATAGGAGATTACCGAGCAAGTAAGTGTGTTGTTATTCCAATCAAAGAATTATTTAAGGAGGATTGTTACAGTATATAGTTATGGCTGATAAAGATTTAATTAGACAGTATAAAGATACAATAGTTGAATTAACTAAAGAGAAGGAAGAAAACTTTAAAACAATTAAGGATAAAGATTTAAGAATTAAAAAAATCTTAATTGAATTAGAACAAGCTAACGATGATATACAATCTATGGGTAGAAAAATTAATGACTTAGAAATTAAACTAAATAAAAAGCAAGATTTATCTAAGAAAATAGATAAAGTATTAAGTGAACAAAGTGAAAAAAAAGTGTCAGATAGTGTTGACATGGATGAAAAAATTTGATATAGATTCTGTCATGTCAAATAAATTAAATAACATAAAAGGAAATATATTATGGCAATAGTAGAAGGAACAGCTTATTGGGCATCTATAACTAGACCCAATGAAAAGTTTGAACCAATGTGGAGAATAGACTTAGCAGTTGATGATGCAACAGCATCTGAATTTCAAAAGCAAGGTTTCTCAGTTGGTGAAACAACAATTAATGATGAGACAATTAAGAACATCATTAAGTTTAAAAGAAAAGTATCTAAGGCTAACGGTGATAAAAATCAACAGCCTCAATTAGTTGATGCAGAAAAGAAACCGTTAGATAAGATAGTCGGTAACGGCAGTAAAGTAAAAGTAATGTATAAATCTTATGACTGGAATTACAAAGGTAAGACTGGTAAAGGTTTAGACTTACAAGCAGTACAAGTTTTAGACTTAGTTGAGTACACTCCTAATGAGGATTTCACAGTTGAAGGTACATCTTCTGACGGTGAATCTATTAATAGTGATTTTTAAATAGTCTAAAAAACCACAAGATATAATGTTCATAGTTGTCATTATACTTAACTCCTACGAGAGAGTCGGATACCTCCATCTGGCTCTCTCACAAATAACTAAAATTTTAAAGGGCGACAATGGAAAACATAGACAAGAACGGATTTGTTAAATATCATTTACCATGTCCACTTTGTGCAAGTAGCGATGCAGTATCATTAAACAAAGATGGGTCAGCTTATTGTTTCTCATGTCAGCAGTACATTAGGGAATACAATATGGAAACAAATCATGAAACAACAAATAGAGTAAATGAATATCAAGTAAAAGACTTTCTAAAAGAATCTAACTTTGCAGAAATCATTGACAGAAATTTAAAAGAAGATACCTGTAAACGATATGGTGTTACAGTTAAGATGGATTCTGTTGGTAGTATAACACATCATTACTACCCTTATCATGACAAGCAAGGTGCAAAGATAGCCACAAAAACTAGATACACTAAGCTAAAAGAATTTAGTATACAAGGTAATACAAAAAATTCTGGATTGTTTGGTGAACATCTTTTCACAAAAGGTAAATACATTATAGTAACTGAAGGTGAGTTAGATTGTTTATCAGCTTATCAAATGTTTAAGACTGATAAGTATGACACACCTGTTGTTAGTATTAAGAATGGAATTACTTCAGCAGTTAAGGATGTTAAAAATAGTTTAGATTATCTAGAACAATTTGATAATGTTATTATTAATTTTGATAATGATAAACATGGTCAAGAAGGTGCACTAAAAGTTGCAGAATTATTTAGTCCAGGTAAATGTAAGATTATGTATTTACCTCAAGAATATAAAGATGCATCTGATTGTTTAACTAAAAATAAAATTCAAATTTATACTAAAGCTTTTTGGGATGCTAAGTTATATGCACCTGATGGTATTATAAATGCAAATGTTTTATTTGAAGAGATAGCTAAACCAACAACAAGAGCATTTGTTCAGTATCCATTTGAGGGTATGAATAAAATAACATATGGTATTAGACCTGCAGAGTTAGTTACATTTACAGCAGGTTCAGGTTTAGGTAAGACACAAGTAATGAGAGAAGTAGTATATCATATGTTAAAATCTACTGAAGATAATATTGGTTTACTTATGTTAGAAGAAACACCAGTCATTACTTCTAAAGGTTTGATGAGTATTGAAGCTAATCAAAGATTACATTTACCTGATGTCCATGTAAGTAAAGAAGAATTAAAAACTTACTTTGATGCAACGGTAGGTACTGGTAGAGTTTATATGTTTGACCATTTTGGTTCTAACTCTATTGACAATATAGTTTCAAGAGTAAGATACTTAGCTAAAGGTTTAGATTGTAAGTATGTAGTGATAGACCATGTTAGTATTATTGTATCAGACCAATCTCATGGTGATGAACGAAGAGCATTAGATGAGATTATGACTAGGTTAAGAACACTAGTTCAAGAGACTGGAGTATCAATGATAGTTGTATCACACTTACGAAGACCAGACGGTAAAGGACATGAGGAAGGTGCAGCAACATCTTTATCACAGCTTAGAGGTTCAGCAAGTATAGGTCAACTAAGTGATATGGTTATTGGATTAGAAAGAGATGCACAGAATGATGACCCAGAGATTAGAAATACAACAAGAGTTAGAGTATTAAAGAATAGATTTTCTGGGCTCACAGGACCTTGTTGTGATTTAAGATATGATGTTGATACTGGTAGATTGAAAGAGGTTAAAGTAGATGACCTTTAATAAAGTAGTGTTTGATATTGAAACAACAATGACTGCAGATAAAATTTGGTGCATTGTTTGTAAGCATGATAAAACTTACTATCAATTTGTAGAAGGTAAAAACTTAAATAGATTTGAAGAGTTTGCAAAACAAACTAAAGAATTTATTGGACATAATATTATTGGGTTTGATGTACCAGTAGTTAAAAAATTTTTAGGTGCAGACATATTTAAAAATTGTAAACTTACAGATACATTAGTATTATCAAGATTACTTAATCCAATATTAGATGGTGGACACTCATTAAAAAATTGGGGAACAAAGCTAGGTCAAAACAAAATAGAGTTTGAACAGTTTGATTATCTTAGTGATGACATGTTAAAGTATTGTCGTAATGATGTTGCATTAACAGAAAAGCTTTATAAATTTTTAATGAGAAAGATGACTGACTTTGGTGAGTCAATTGAATTAGAACATAAGGTAGCTGAGATAATTCAGAAACAACATGACAATGGATTTCTTATTGATGTTGTTAATGCATATGGATTACAAGCTAAGTTTCAAGAAGACATGAATGAATTAACTACTGAAGTTAGAAAATCTTTTCCACCAGAAAAGATAGAAGAAACATTTATACCTAAAGCAAATAATAAAGCTAGAGGTTATGTTAAAGGAGTTCCGTTTACAAAAGTAAAATACAAAGAATTTAATTTAGGTTCACGACAACAAATAGGTGAACGATTAATGAAGCTAGGTTGGAAACCAAAAAAGAAAACAGATAAAGGACATGTGATTGTAGATGAAAAAGTTTTATCTGAAATTAAAAATATTCCAGAGGCTGCATTAATAAACAAGTTTCTCTTGCTACAGAAAAGAATTGCTCAAGTCAGTTCTTGGATTGAAGCAATTAGAGAAGATGGGAGAGTACATGGAAAAGTGATTACTAATGGTACAGTCACAGGTAGAATGAGTCACCAGTCGCCCAACATGGCTCAGATACCTGCTGTGTACTCTCCTTATGGTAAAGAATGTAGGGCATTATGGATACCAAGAAAACAATTTAAACTAGTAGGTGTTGATGCATCTGGACTTGAGTTAAGAATGTTAGCACACTACATGAATGATGAGGAATATATAAATGAAGTCGTTAATGGAGATATACACACAGCAAATCAAAATGCTGCTGGTTTGGAATCAAGAGATAAGGCGAAGACTTTTATCTACGCATTTATCTATGGAGCAGGTTCAAAAAAAATCGGAAGTATCATTGGAGGTACGGAAAGAGATGGAGAAAGAGTTAAAGAAAAATTTCTTAGAGCAACACCAAGTCTTAGAAGCTTACGAGAAAAAGTGGATAGAGTGGCTCAACGAAGATGGGTCAAAGGACTTGACGGAAGAAAAATAATTATTAGACATCCACATGCTGCATTGAATACATTATTGCAGGGAGCAGGTGCAATAGTTATGAAGTATGCGTTGACATTGCTAGAAGAATATGTTAATAATAAACGAATCAAAGCATTTCCAGTTGTAAATGTACATGATGAATTTCAATATGAAGTTGAAGAATCACAGGCAGAAGAGTTTGGAAAGATTGCAGTACAAGCAATTATAGATGCAGGAAATAAATTGAAAGTGAGGTGTCCATTAAATGGCGAATATAAAATCGGAAACAACTGGTCAGAAACACATTAGTACTTTAGTACCAGATATTAAAAAATTAATTACAGATGTATCAAATGGTAAACCTGCACCTATTACAGAAGAGAATCTAAATAGATTCTTAGATAGTATTAAAGAAGCTTTACTATCATGGAACAAACCTTCAGTCAAAGAAAAGTATGAAGGTAAATTAAGAATGTCTGTGTTAGGTAAACCACCTAGACAACTTTGGTATGATAAGAATAGTCCTAAAGAATCTAAAGAAGATAACTCTGATATGACATTAAAGTTTTTATATGGACATATTATTGAACATCTTATTTTATATCTTGCAGAATTGTCTGGTCATAAGATTGAAGACCAACAAAAGAAAGTTGAGATAGATGGTATTACTGGACATATAGATAGTAAGATAGATGGAGAAGTATGTGATGTTAAGTCAGCATCACCATTTAGTTTTAAAAAGTTTGCATCAGGTGAGATAGTTAATGACGACCCTTTTGGTTATCATGCCCAGTTATCAGGATATGAAACTGCTATGGGTACTAAGGAAGGTGGGTTTCTTGTTGTTGATAAATCTTCTGGTGATATTTGTTTTTATAAACCAGATGATATGGCAAAACCAAATATACCTGATTTAATATCTACTTTAAAAACAACATTAGAAAGTGAAGCACCACCTAATAAATGTTATCAAGATAAAGAAGAAAAGAATGGTAACAAAACTTTAGCAACAGGCTGTCAATTCTGTATACATAAATGGGAATGTCACTCTGATAGTAATAATGGAAAAGGTTTAAGAGTATTTAAGTATGCTAATAAAAATGTTTTCCTTACTCATATTGTTAAACTTCCTAACGTAGAAGAAATAACTAATCAATACAAGGAGCAAATAGAAACCTATGGAAAACGTCAAGCATAAACATTTACTTATTAGAGCAGAAGTAAATAAACCACCTGCATCAGAAGAACATATTATTTTTTGGTTAAAGAATTTAATTAAAAAAATAGATATGAAAATACTTGCAGGTCCTTATGCAACTAAAGTTACTAAGAAAGGTAACGCAGGTATAACTGGTGTTGCTATTATAGAAACATCGCATGTTGTTATTCATACTTGGGATGAAAACAATCCTGCTTTAATACAACTTGATGTATACTCATGTAAAGATTTTAAGAAGTCTGATATATTAGAATGTTTAGAAGAGTTTGAAACAGTACAAGTTGATTATAAATATTTTGATAGAGAAAATAATTTTGAAGAAATAAAATAATGAAATGTTTTTATTGTAATGCTGAAGTAAGATGGAACGAAGATTATGATACTGAAGATACTTATCCAGATTCAGAACACGATATAGTTAGTATGTATAACTGTGATGAATGTGATACATGGTATGAAGTCTTTTCACACAAGAAGGAGAAGAAGAATGAACGCAAAGACAATGAGTAAAATAAGAAACAAAGCTAAACATATTTTAGTTGAATGGTTATCTTCTTTGTTAAATAAAGAAGAGGCTAGTAAAATTAACTATAAGAATGTATTACAATTCTTACCTAATCAAACTCACTATTGGCAAGATACTACATTAAGACTACAACCATGGTCATATAAGTGGGTAGTTAAGAAATTAAAACACAACCAACAGTTGACATATGATGATTTAAATGATATGTTACAACCGTCTGAAAGAGATTTAAGAAGACAAAAGATGATTGAGAAAGGACCTTTATAAAATGACAGATAAAAGTTTATTTAATGGATTAGCTTATGATAGTTTAAATAAGCAGGTAGATGGCACTCACTATAAAGGAATGAAGATTCAACCTGCTCAATTTATTAATGAGAACAATTTATTATTTGCTGAAGGTAATGCAATTAAATATATTTGTAGACATAAATTAAAAGGAAAAAGAAAAGATATTGAGAAAGCAATTCACTATCTTGAAATGATATTGGAGAGAGATTATGATTCATGAAAGTACAATAAGTCAGCTAGAAAAAAGAGCAAGAGGATTTAGAAGAATTATCTCTTCTCTTAATGACCTACCTATGTATGGTATAAACCCTACTATAGATAAAATCTTGTTTGTTAAGATTGAAGCTTTGAAAGACCATCTTAAAAAAAAGATTCAAAAGAATAATGAAAAGTTAAATGAGATTTATACTAACAGTATTGATAGTTTGTTAGATGATGACGGACAGATTAACAATAATAATATATCTATAGATAATGATTCGCAGAAAATTACCAAAGAATAATAAGAGACGTAAAAAAACTGAAGCTGATTTAGCTACATTTAAATTAATTATAAATAATACTGGACAATTTATTGTTGAGAAATCTTTATATCCTAAAGATAAAATTAATTTACATTTTAAAAAAGAAAATTCAGGAATCGTAACTGCAATGTTAAGAGAATCAGAAACTAAGTTTGATGAGATAACTGATTTGTATGAGATTCTTTTAAAAGAATTAAGTTAATTAACTTGGAGTTCCTTTTGCAACTACTTCATTACAAAAATAATTCATATATAATTTATCTTTGTTAATACTATCTTCCATCTTAACAGAGAAATCTTTTATTAACAATCCCCCTGCTCCCACACATTCAGACCAAGAGTTATATTGTGTTTCAATTTTCATTGGGTTATTACAATAAGCTGTAACAGCAGAACAAATAGAAAATACCAAAAGAAATTTCATGTTAAATGCTTTCCAAAACTTTTTTAAGTTTTATTGCAGTTAACATATTTCCTTTTTGTCTACACTCATTAATTAAATGTTTAAGTTTAAATATCAATTCTGTTCTACGACTCATCTTTAATAACCTTCTTTCTATTATACTTCTTTTTATTTTTAATAACCTTTTGTTTATACTTAGGGTTACTTAATTCTTTAGCATATGGATTAAGAAGATTACTTCTTAAATCATTAGCTAGTATTGTCAATCTTTTTAAATCCAATTTATTTAGATGTTATAATTTTTTTAATGGTTTGACTACCATCAATATTAGTTTCTAATTCAGCTTCTACTTCCCCACACATAAACTGTTTATTTTTCATATCCATATTTCTAGTGGCTTCTCTTTTCATTTTTAAACAAGTAGATAAATCATCTTGTATTCTATGTTCTATAAGTTCACCATTAATAAATAAACATAGTGCAAATACTAATTTAGTAATTACCATTTAACTTACCTATATTTGCTCTAACAGAATCTTTTAATTTTTCTACATCTATTCTAAGTCTTTCAACATCAGTTTGTAGTCTATTAATATTAACTTTATTATTCATCATGTCGTCAACTCTGATAGTTAATTTTTCTAATCCTTCTGCAATATGTTCTAGTAACATAAATTGTTCTTGGTCGATTGGTTTTTGTTTACTAGCTTCAAGTAAGTCTTGTTCAAATAATTGGTTCTTTGTTTCTAATTTATTTAATCTTTCAATAACACCAAATGCAAACCATGCACCTACAATTATAGCACCTATTAAACCTATAAGGTTTCTTAATGGTAGACCTATGTTAGTGTTATCATTTATTTTCATTTAAAAATATTTAAAATTTTTTTCCACCAAGGAATATACTCATCAGTTAATGTTAAAGCTTCTTCCCATTCTTCTAAATGTGTACATCTACTACATGAACATCTAGCACATTTAATATCTACATTACAATGACACTTGTGATTACATTTAATACAGTCAGACATATTATATTCCTTGTAGTCTAGGGTCTTTACTTGTTATATTCTTTTCTGCTTTAGGTCTAGCAATTGATTGCTTACTTCTTTCTCTCAATTGAATTTTAGCAGAATCAGATTTTCTTTTTTCTTCTAATTGTTTTTTTAAATCCCATTTAAAGTTCATTTCTTTTTTCCTTTCTTCTTAGTAAATAGATTTTCTATTTTTAAAAAGAAATCATCTATTGCTCCTAATACTGTATACATTATTTTATCAATCATTATCTTACTGGTCCTCCAAATACTGCTAACAATATCATTAAGATAATTAATATAGATGTGAAACGATAGTCCATGTTTATATCCTATTCCTGTCTTTCTATTTCCCCATAGTTTTTGCCATGACCAAACATTAACTTTACTTGACCAATGATTTATTAACAATAGTATTTGTTTTAACATTTATTTTTTATTTCTGAATATCTGTGTGCCTTTTATACCATAGATTGATGCAACAACAAGTATCCATAAATTCGTAAACCAACTAGGCAATTGTGAAAAGTATTCAAAGAATAATTTTACTTTGTCCATAGCTGTTGGGTCATCCGATATAACTGCCCAAGCTAAAATTACAATGGGAGCTGAGAGAATTAATAAAACAAATTCGTCTTTCCAGTCCGATTGTCTAGCCTCTAATAATTTACCTGCGTATTCAGCCTCACCTTTAGCCATCTTAGCAGCATGATTCATTTGAGCATCTGCCATTAGCATTTTGGTTTGCTGTCTTTGTTTAAATATGTGTGTACCTGCTTTAACAGCTAAGTTAAAAGCACTAAGTATTGGAAATCCCATTGTTGTCTAACCACTCCTTTACATTAAATGAAGGACATTTCTTTTTATCATCTACTTCATAGTGTCCTATTATTTTTTTAATATCGTATTTATCTTTTAGTGTTTCTAATATTTGTTTCAATGTATCAAACTGCTCAGGTAAAAAATTATTTTCCCAATCACCCTCCTTATTAGAACCACCTATCATACAAATTCCTATTGATGTACCATTAACTGCTCTAGCATGAGAGCCTGTTCTATGTTCTTCTCTACCGACTTCTAAAGTACCATCTCTTTTAATAACATAGTGATAGCCTATGTCATCCCATCCATTTTCTACAACATGCCAATGTTTAATTTTTTCTACTCCAATATCCATATCAGCAGGTGTTGCTGAACAATGAATAACAATCATATCTGTTTTACTTCTTGGTGTCATACTTAATATCTAGGGAGCATTACACTCCCTAGATTTATGGAGGTTATTTTATTTTTATTGTTTTAGCTTTTTTCTCTTCAGGTAATTCTTCATATACTTTTATAGTAAGAACACCATCTTTGAAATCAGCCGAATCTACTTTGATGTATTCAGACAAAGTAAATTTTCTAACTACATTTCTTGATGCAATACCTTGATGAATTAAATCATCTTTTAACTTATCATCTTTCTTAGCTGTAATGGTAAGTATACTATCTTGCACCTCAATGTCAATATCAGATTTAGAGAAACCAGCTAATGCGATTTCTATTTGCCAATCTGTATCACATCCACCAATTTTTCTTATATTGTATGGAGGAAAGTTAGAAGTGTTTATTCTAGATACCTCATTTAAACTATTAAACATTCTATCAAATCCGATAGAATAATTTTTAAATGGGTCAAAGTTTAATATAGTCATATTATATCCTTTTGTTAAGCGATTAATTTTAGTAATCCCTAATGGGCATTACTGTTCCTATATTATAGTAGGAATTTTGTTTCCTGTCAACTATTAGTCACCCTTGGTATAGGGTACTTTTTCGCCTATATCTTCACCACCTTTAACAAATTTACTGGTGTCAATATCAGCCATAGTTTTTCCTTCTTCTTTTAGCTTCTGTTTAATTAAATCTTCAGCATAATCTTTTTTAATTGTACCTGCTTTAACATAGCTTCTTATTCTTTTAACATAAGCTGTTATACTATTATATGGTTTCTGAGGTGGTACAATTACTTCATCACCATCTTTAAACTTAGGTTTATTCTTTGTAATAATAACACCAGATGATGATACTTTATATTTATTAGGTAATTTTTTTACTGTAAAATTATCACCTAATATATCTTTAATATATTTTTCTAATTCTTTTTGACTAAATCCTTTTTGAAATGTTTTCTTTTTGTCTCCAAATATCCAACCATCCTCAAATTTAACTGCATTCTTAGAAGTTTTAGCAGCTTTAGCAACCTCATCTCCTCTTGTTGTTATAACAGCAACACCATCATCTTTAATTAATTGTGCTATTTGTTTAACAACATTAGCTCTTTCTTTTTTATTTCCTATTACATTTAATACATTTAAATTAACAACAGCATCTTTAGAACCAATACCTTCTTTAACTAATACATCATCAAATTTTTTATAATCTGGTATTCTACCTTTAAATAATTCTCCTTGAAAATTTATTTTAGATTTTAATATTTTTTCAATTGGAACAAATGGTTCATGACTTGTAACATTTTTATTCTTAAACATTCTAGTACCAATTCCAATTCCAGCACCAAAATCATGAACAGTATTTTTATTTAAATCTGTTAATAAATTATCTACTTTTTTATATGTACCTAATGTACTAGTAATTGCAGTATCTCCTGGATTAACTTCATCTAATAATGATTTAGATATATTTTTATCTAAAACTTCATCTGTATTTTTTATTATACTTTCTGCTGCACCTTTAGCTGTTGTTTTTGATGCAGCTTTAGATGTAGATTTACTAATAGCTTTTGCTATTCCCTTTCCAACTGCTCCTCCTATATTAAAATTTTCTCTAAATTCATCTAATCTAGATTTTGGAACAGTAGTAGCAATATCATAATCAGGAAATAATTTACCAATCCATTTTCTCCATGTAGGAAGTGGAGCAATTCTTTCCAAAAATATTTGAGTTGCTTTATCAGTATTACCTTTATATGTTTGTTTAGCAACATCTCCTGCATCAGTTAATATACTAAAAAATGGTGCAAATAAAAACCAAGGTTCTCTTGCACCTGGTCCACTTAATCTACCAACAAATAATTCTGGAGCAGTACCAGACATACCTGATAATCTTAAAGCTTCTGAATACCATTTGTCAGTTTGTGTTTCTAAATCAGTTTGAATTTCTCCATACTTAGCAATTTCTCTTAATGATTGTATTCCACCATAAACAGGTAATCCTGCTAATAATTTAACTAATTGTTTAACATCACCATTTTCTATTCTTTGTAATACTTTATTTGTTTGTGCAGATTTAGCTAATGTCCATGACATAAACTGTCCTAACAATCTAATAAGTGGGTCTCTTGATTGTGTAAATAATAATCTATTTGATACTTGAGGTATTAATGCATCTCTGTTTGAAGCAAGTATACCTGCATCATTTAATAATTCTCTTCCAAATTTTTTCGAAATAGCATCATCAAAGTTTTTAAACTTACCTAATCTTAACGCATTACTAGTATTAATACCATACTTAGAAACATCATTAACTAATCTTATTCCTTTAGAACTATTTAAACTATTACCTCTACCAACATAAGTAGCTAATTTTTTAGCACTTGTAAAAGCATCAACTGCTCCAGTATTATATGCATATCTTCTAGCAAATCCAGTTAACCATTGAAGACCCATAAGTTTAAAACCTAATTCATTTGTCTTTCTAGTTAATCCTGAACTTCCCATTACTTTAGCTGCATTTGTAGCATCATCTAAAGGAGTAAGAGTTTTAAATAAAGATTGTTCAGCCTCTTTACTTTGAGCAAATCCCATTTTTTCTGCAAGACCAAACTGTTTCTTTTCTCTAATTGTTGTTCTTGCTAATCCTTGTATCCAACTTCTAAAATTTGTAGAGTTTTGAAATGGCTGTACTAAATCCCCAAGTGATGCAATAGTAACTCTATCCAACATATTTAAATTAGATATAGTAGATAATATTCCTGTGCCTGTTCTAACAATACCTTTTCTAACTTCACCATATCTACCAAGAAAAGCATCTATATTTTTCATTACTAATCCTATCTCATGAGATGCATAAGCTGTTGCATTAGGATTACCTGCATATTTTTCTACAATTTCAGTTAAGTATGGAGCTAATAATTCTCCTTTTGCTCCAAAGTTTTTTGCAAAAGCAATTGAGTCAGATGATGTTGTAACTAATTTATTTAATACTGCTTGAACATCATTAACTAAATATCCATTCTTTTCTAATATTTTTTCTACTTGAGCATAAGGACCAGATAAAACCCTATCTTGAGTTATGTGGTCACTTAAAGGTAATCCCCTAATAATAGGTTTATTAAATGTATCTTTAGATTTACCTATTAAATTATTTACTAATTCTGTTATAGCTTTTTTATCATAGAAACCTTTTTCATTTGAAGTTTCTAATGTAGAATAAAAAGATTCAGCTTTAGCTTGAGGGTCTTTATGTCCTTGTGTTTTAAAAATACCACTTATAATTTTTTTAAATTTATCTGGGTCTTGTTTTACAACATCCCAATTCCATACTCTAGGAAAATAATCTTTAATATCATCTATTCTAACATTAACAGTTTTCCCATTTTTTTGTATATCTTTTCTTAATCCTATACCAACATTATTATATTCATCTTTAAATTGTTTTAAAAAATCTTCTATCTTATTTGCTAATTCTTTTATTTGTGGTGTAGCTTTTTCTTTAGAACCTCTTACAATTCTTATAGCTGCATCTTGTTGTTCAGGAGTAGTACCTTTTATTATATTACTTATCTTTAATGAATATTGTTGTTTTAAATTATCAGATATTGCTGCTGAAGAAAATTTACTTAAAGGTGAATCTATTTCTTGAAATAATTTTGTACCTATTTTTTCTGCACCACCACCAAATGCTTTTAATTTAGTAATTGTTGTTGTTGCAGTTAACTCTCTAGCTTTTTGAAATATATGTCTAGTTGCATTATTATATATAATACCTTCTAATAAATTTTTTTCACCTGTAGCAAATACTGTTCCACTTCTTTGAATTAATTTATTTAATCCACCAAGACTAGCTCCAACCATCATCCAATTATTTAAATTTGCATCTTCTCCACCCCATAATCTACCAAAGGCATAACCAGTACCTGCTCCTAATGCAGGTCTAACAGATGCAGATATAACAGCTTCAGCTACATTTCTTGTTAAACTTTGCTGTTCTTTTATTTTCTTTAAATATAAATAATCTCTTTTAGCTAATAAATCTGTAACCTGTTTTGAATTTTTAGATATGTCGTTCCAAAGTATTTTTTGTTTTTGATTAAATATTTTAGTTTCATCTGCTAATGTTTTTGTTTTTTTCTTTAATAATTTTTCTAAATTATTTGTTGTTTGTTCTTTAACAGTATTAAAAAATTTAACATCTTTAAAATCTTTTAACTTAGTAGTTAAACTTTCAATTTGTGTTTGAAGTTTCTTTTCTTTTAAATTAAATAATTTAGTTTCTCTAGCAATAGGTTTAATAAAATTTTTATTAGCAAGATTTAATTGTTTATTTATTTCTAATACATCTTTATCTCCTGCAATAGCTTGTAGTTTTTTAAACTCAGCATTTGTTATTCCTAATTGTTTAGCTTTTTGTCCTTCAATTACACCAATAATTTTTTGTATATCTTGTGCTTTAGCATTAGGTAATAGTTGTGTTATACCTCTAAATGCTTTAACAGTTAATGGTCCAAGTGCTGCTGCACTAGCTGCTGATATACCAACTTCAGTAGGATTAATTTTACCTGTTGTAGCTAAATTTTCTAACATAGTATCTAATCCAACAGTAACACCAGATATAGCTGAAATACCTTTATAAGAAGCAGAAGCTGCTCTTCCCCAAGGTGTCATATAAGCAGCAATATAAAATGGGTCAACTAAAAAAGTAGCCATAGATGCTGCTTGTACAATTGTATCATCATCATATGCACCTGAAGCTAAGTCACCATATCGTTGTTTTAAATCTCTTTGTTCTTTATTGAAATTATATTTTATATAATCTTCAAAATCTTTATCTGGGTCAAATGCAGCTTGAGTACCAGCTTTAGCAACACGATATAGATTTCCAAAAAAAGTATTTTGTTTATCTATACCATATCTAATTTTTTGAGCTGTAGTATATTCTTGTGTTTTTGTAGGAGTTATTGTAGTAGATTCAACAGGAGTTACACCTTCTAGTTTTGAAAAATCTATAATAGATTCTTCCTTTGCAGGAGTAACACCTTCTAGTTTTGAAAAGTCTATAACGGATTCTTTAGTTTCTGGTTCTACAGGAATTGTAGTTTGTTTTTCTTCAATAGGTGCAACAGGAGTTACACCCTCTAACTTTGAAAAGTCTATTTGAATTTGTTCTGCCATACATAGTTCTTATTTTAATGGACTATATCTTGATTTTACATTAATAGGAAAATCAATTTGATATGTATCTTTTATTTCTTGCCCAGTCATTGGTCTTGGTAATACTTTTAATACTGATTCTAAATTTGTAAATGTAGTATCTCCCGTTTCAGATGGTTCAATTTTTTTACTTCTATTTATAACATCTTGATTAACTCCTAATGTTTGTTCAGCAACACTGCCATCACCTCCTTCTTGTTTTACAGTAGACTGTGGTGCTATTACTTTTTCTGCTGAACCATAATCAAAGTTTATACTATCTAAATATTTTTTATTATTTTCTGTTAATGGTATTGTTTGACCATTTACTACAACAGCATTAACATTTCCTTTATTTATATTAGTATCACTAACTTTACCAGGTTTTTCAGTTTGTATATTTAAAATTTTTTCCATTTCAGTTTTAACTTTAATAACTAATGGATTCGTACTATCATCATTAAGCTTTAGTAATCTTTCTTGTAAACTATTCATAGCATCAGCTTCAGTAGATAATTTAAATTCAGGGTCTGCTTTATTAACTATATTTTTTACAGCTTTAAAATAAGCTTCTCCAACAGCTTTTTTATCTGCATTTGCAAAACTATATGCATTTTTTCCATCTGATGATTTATATATATCATCTAAACCTACAACAGAAAAAGGAACTAAACTAATAAAATTTTCTCTATCTGCAAATATAGTTTTCTTATTTTGCATAATAGAATTTGTTCCAGTATATTCATCTATTCTACTTGTAATTATATTTTTGTTATCAGCAGTACTATAAACATTTGGTACTGAACTAGCTTTCTTATTTGATTTAATATACAAATATAAATCATTTTGAAAGTTAAATGATTGATTAGTTAATAATCCAATTTGGTCATTTAATCTTTTACCGTTACCTTTAAATCCAGTAACAGGTGCATCTGTTCTACCTTGTTCATATGTTAAATATTGTTTAGGTACTGAAATATTTAATTTTTCTAAAACTTCTAATGTAGTATTAGCTGCTTCTTTTTTAGTATTACCTAAATCTTTTTTAACTTCTTTTCTAAGTTGAATTAAACCTGAATCTTCAATCCATCTTTTAGGTACAGTAATCTCAAACTCTTCTTCTTTTACAGTAAAGTTTGGTTTATTATCTATTGATTCATTACTAACTTCTTTTGCAACTTCAATACCTTTTGAATCTTCAGTAGCTTCTTTTTCTATTTTATTAATTTTTTTATTTTTATCTCCTAATAATTGTGCAATTAAGAAACTATCACCTCTAGCATTTTTAATTTTATCACCATATTCACTATTAATCTTTTGAATTTCTTCTTGAGTTTTAGTATCTATAGCATCTCTAGTAGTACTTAATTTAAACTCTGTAAGTTTCGGTGTATAATAAGTAGAGAATGCTTTGTTTAATCCTTCGGTATCACCTTCATAAGTTTTAATTAAATTATTATAAGTTGTAGAATCTGTAGCTTTAAGATAAGCTTGACCCCATTGACTTGGAGTAATTTCTTGTCCATCAAATTGGTCATTAACAGCTTTAATAGCTTTATATTTTTTATTCTCTTCATCAAAAGCTTTTATTTCAGATTCATATCTGTTCTGTTTCATTGAAAGAATAGCATCTCTATTAGCTTTTAATTGTTCTTTTCTATCTTCTAATGCTGCGTTAGTTAACTCTCTATCTCTTTCAATAGCACCTGTTACAACATTTCCTAAGTCTGTTAATAATCCCATCTTATTCCTCTACTTCTTTTGTTGCTTCTTTTATTTTAGAAGGTAATTCTTTTTTAACTCTTGATAATAATCCTTCTCCTAATACTTCTTCAGTAGGTTCAGTTATTTTAGTTTCAACTGTTTCTTCTTCATCCATATTAATTGGAGTTATATCATCATCAGGAATTTGTGCATCAGGGTCATCTTCTTCGCCTTCATATAAAACATAATCTTTTATATCTGCATAATCAGCAATAGCAATTAATAAATAAATAGTAGGCTCTGCTAACATTAACATCATGTCAGGTGAAAATTTACCTTCAGTATATCCTTTATATAAAATAACTTGTGCTATTTCATCTAAAGCAATACCTTGGTCAATAATTTTTACTAACTCTCTAAGTGTAGATAAATTAGTTAATTCTAAGTATACAGCTTTCATAGCTGCATCTTCATCTGTATATTCAGGTGGTCTTTCCCATGCTTTAGGATTATCTGGAGATGAAGTTAAAGCTTCTCCAGGAATAGGAGAATTAAAAGGATTAACACCTACTTCATCAAATTGATTTTTTTGTATTTTTTCAGCCATTACGTTCTATACTTTCTTACTTTGTTTGCTATACCCTTTGGTTGTTTTACAAATTGTTTACCTGCTGCCTTACCTTTTCTTTTAGCTGCAGATGTTCTTGCATATTCAGAAGCTGTTAAAGCTTTGATTGCTTTTTCTGGTAAATATCTTTCACCAGTTTTAGAAGAAGGTTTACCTGATTTTGTTCTCCATCTTTGTTCACCCCACTTCTTTAAACTTTGTTGTGCTTTAGATAAAGCCATTATTTATATCCTCCTCCAGCAGCTTTATACTTCTTAGCTAATAACTGTGCTTTCCTTGCACTCCATTGTCCAGCCTTAGTACCATGTGTCGCTGAGGATTTAATTTGATTAAATAATCTTTTTCTTAATGTAGGCTTAGTATAATTACCTGATTTATTTACTGCCATGTTTTTTACCTTTATGTTTTTTTGCTAACTGTTTAGCAACTTTAGGTTTATTTTTAAATAAATATTTTCTTTGCTTTTCAGATTTAAAAGGCATTATGAATTAGATAAAATATTCATATTTTTATAATAGTTTTTAATTCTATTTGCAGCATCAATTCCATATACTTTAGTAATAAAATCTCCTCCAGCAGTACCTGTTATATCTGTACCACCATAACCAGCAGTAGTTGTTTGCATAGTCATATCTTGAGTAGGTGCAATATAATAAGGGTCTATGGTTTCCATAGGTTTATTTAATAAACTTTCACCAAATTTAAATGCAGATTTTTTTAAAGCTGTATTTAAAGCAGTTGAAGCTTCTTTAACTGGTGGTGCACTAAATGTTTTATCCCCAGTAAATTTATAACCACCATTAGGTACTTCAACATAATCTTTAGTTTTAGAAAAATCAATATCAATAACGTCTAAACCATCAGAAGTTGCATACTTATTAGCACCAAGAGAATTTTCTACAGTACTACCAATTTCTGCATCATTTATATAAGTTTTAATATCATTTGCTCTTGTTTTTAAATCATTAAAGTATCGTTGTGCATTAGGACTATAACTATTATATGTAGATTTATATGCATCATTAATAGTTTCAGTTATAATTTTATCAGATTGAGCACTTCCTTGAACAAACCATTTTTGACTACCTAATGTTTGTCCTGATAATTGTTCACCACTAATTTGACCTAACTCTAATGCTTTAGCTGCTTCAGCCGAAGTCATAGATGTTGTTTCACCAAAACCATATCCCATATCTGAAATTTGTACAGTACCTTGTTTACCTTTAATAGGAGAATATTTTTTAGTAATTCTTTTAGCTGAATTAAATAAATTTTTAGCACCTTGTGATATTTTTGAATAACTATTTTGTAAACTTTTAGGTGCAAATTTTGTAAATCCTTTTGCAATAGAATTAGTAATACTACTAAATGCTTTTGAAACACCAGTATTAAAAGCTTGGTATCCAGTTCTAATTTGATTACCAACATTTCCTATAGCTTTTAAAAATGTATATTGAGATTTTTGTAATGCAGTTACTCCTGTACTTAATCCTCCTAAAGCATATGGCATTGCAATTGCTAAAGCAATAGAACCTAATGGTCCTAATTTTTTATTTATTCTAGAAACACCTCTTAAAGTTGCTTTACCAACTTTTTTAATACCTTTAGCAACACCTTTAAAAGCTTTGCTTACAGGTTTACTTACTGCTTTTGTTACTTTTTTAACTACTTTAGCTACACTTCCCATATTAATTACCTTTAATAAATTTATTTATTCCTTTTAATACTGTTATTTTATTTATTCTTTTTATTCCTCTTCCAGATTTATTCATTCTTAACCAATATACAGTTTTATCTTTACCTATATCTTTACTTAATCTTTCTGCTGTCCACCTATATATTTCTTTTAATTTATTTTTATCAGTATTAATAGTTTCAATATGCCAACAAATATCTCCACTATTCCAATCTAACATTTCCAAAATACCTGTTTCTTTAAAACGTTTTTCAGTTTCAGTATTTAAAAATGCCCAGTTAGTAAATGCATAAGCAACACCAGTATTTTTATACCTAAATATATTATATTGATTTAATGCTAAAGAAGGAATAATTGCTCTAGCTATATCCTTATCGGATAGATAATTATATTTAGGAAAATTCCTATATAATCGTACTACGTCTATTATATCAGTATTATTAACTTTTGTCAATGTTTACTAATTTTTATTCTCAATCTTAGTTTTCCAAATGTCTATTGCAAATCCACCTAATGTTTTTAATGTATTAGCTCTACCTTGGTCTGATGCAGCTTCATTACCTAATGCTGCAATAGCTAAATTAGTTTTTCTTTCTTCTGCATTTTGTGCTGATTCATATTCCCACTTAGCAGCATCTCTCATTTCTTGCCATATAAACGATAAAGCTTGATTACTTAAATTAAATGCATTCATAGCATTAGCTTGGTTAACAGCATTTATTCCTGCTGTATTAGCTGTATTTAATTGTCTTCTCCATTGTACATTTGATTGTTCAATAGCTAAAGAGTTAGTTGTATTAAATTGATTTCTATTATAATCTAGTTGTTCATTAAACTGATTAATTTGTGCATTTAAAGTTTCTTGTAATCTTTGTGCTTCTAAATTATTACCTTGATTTAAAGCTGCAATTCTATTAGCTTCACTAATATTGTATTGTGTCATTGCATCATTTCGTGCAGCATTCTGTGTATTGATTGTTGTTGCTAAACTTTCTACAAACTGTTGTGTTTGATTATCACTTGTAGCATTAAATTGTCTTGAAGCATTTTGAGCAGCTTGGTCAGATAACATAGCTTGTTGTCTGTTTTGTGTATTTAATACTTCAGTCTGCTGTGCATTTGTTAAGTTAGCCATATCCATTTGTAAAAATGCCTGAGCATTTAATACTGCTTTTTGTTGAGCATTAGATAGATTAGCCATGTCCATAGTTGCCAGTTGCACAGCATTCTGCATAGTTGCCTGTTGAGTATTATTTAAATTTTGTAATTCAAATGTTCTAAATAAATTAGAATTAGAGATAGCAGTCTGTTGTCTGTTATTTAAATTTAAAACATCAAACCCTGCTATTGTTTGTGCATTTGCTAAAGAAGTTTGTTGATTAGCACTTAGATTTGCTAAAGACATTTGCTGTGTTAACTGTGCATTTGTTAAACCAGCTTGTTGTAAGTTAGCTAAGTTAGCTAATCTAATTTGTTGTTGTTGATTAGCTGAAGCTAGAATAGCTTGTTGCTCATTCATAGCATTAAGCTTAGTTATTTCTTGAGCATATTGCCCAGTTAACATTTTAGCTTTCATGTCATTCTCAGCATTGACTAACTGAGTTTGATAATTTTGTTGTGCAGATAATACTGCAGCTTGTTGTTCGTTAGATAAATTCTGTGATGCTCTTTGTTGTAAAGCTGTAGCATTTGATTGTGCAATAGGTAATGCTGATTGTATAATAGCATTCACTAATGCATCTCTACCTATTGTAGATTTACTTAAACCTCTGGCTGCTAAATTTTTTTCTACATTTTCAACAGCACCTCTAGCCCATGTAGGAATTTGTCCTGTATCAATACCAGTTAATAAATTAGAAATCTGTGTAGATACTAAAGCATCTGTAGGTAATGATGCAACTGCTGCTTGAACTGCAGGAGGTTGATTCATTATTGTAGCTGTAATTTGTGCAGGGTTAGTTGCAACTGCTGCTTGAATATTAGCAGGTAATGTAGCTGTCTGTGCTGTAACGGTAGCTGCTGTACCTTGTACAACTTGTGCTAATGCTCCAGCAGATAATTGTCCTTGAGCAGCTTGAGCAACTGCAGAACTAGTTGGAGCTGCTGTAGCACCTACTGCTTGTCCTGTTAATGCACCTGTAACTGTACCTACTTGTGCTGCTTGACTTACTGCACCTGTTTGTGCTGTTGCTTGTTGTGCAGTAGTTGTAGCTGCAGTCATTTGTGCTGCTTGTAATTGTGAAGGTGCTGCTATTTGTGCAGATACACCTGCTTTTGGAGCTGCTATTTGTTGACCAGTAATAGTTGCTTGAGCAACATCTGTAGGTGCAGCCATAGTAGTACCAGATAATAATTCAGTTGGTTGTACTGCTTGAGTTGTATATTGTTGTTTAGCTGCTGATGCTAATTCTGGTTTTGATACTTGAGAAGTAACATACTTATCAGCAAACTCTTGTCTTGTACCTATTTTTTGTTGTTGTGGTTGTGAAGCTGTAGGAATATTTGTAAACTTTCTAGCTGCATCACCAGTAGCAAACTTTTTTCTTTTAACTCTTTTAATTTTAGTCAACATATTTTACCTTATTTTATAAAATAATTATAAGCACTACCAATTGCACTTGCTAATAATAACAATATCCATATAGCACCTTTACCTTTATTAATATCAGCACGAAGAGATTTAGTCTCAGCTTTTAATTCTTTAACTTCTCTTACTAAAAAATCTATTTTGACTTCTGTAGCTGATTTTCTTGCCATTATCTTCCTTGTCCTTTATAAATCTTTACACCAGTTTGTCTTCTTTTATGTTTATTCATAGTACTTGTATTTGGTTTTCTTCCAACTGAACTTCCTTTTTGTATTCGTTCATGTTGTACAAAATCTTTAAATTTTTTAGCCATGATTATTCTGGTTTAATAGGGAATACTATAGCTTCAACATCAGCAACAGTAGTTAAACCATTTGTTATATCTCTTAATGCTTGTCTATAAGTTGTCATCTCTGCACTTATAGTATTATCAGATAAAGCAAGATAATCTGTATCTGCTAATAATTTATTTCTTTTGGCTCTTAAATCTTCCATAGCCATATCAAATTCTACTGCTGGAATTTGTGCTTGTATGTCAGCTACTGGTATTGGTGTTGTTCCATTGTGCCACTTAACAGTATTTATATCATTATTATCTATAGATACTTCTGCTGTTGGGTTAATTTTTTGAATTGCTTTTATAATATCTATCATAATTTATCCTTGTATTTCCATAGCTGTAATTTGTGTTCCAGCTTGGTCTCTATTAACAGTGACTGTATTCGTACTATCACCAACTTTTATTTTTAATTTATATTTAATTTCATCTGTTGAATTTGGTGAATGTAAATAATGCAATGGTAATATAATTCCTACTTGAGAACCACTATTACCATAATCATAACTACCAAGCCAACTACTATTTGTACTATTTAACCATATTGTACTATAGCTTCCAGCACCTATTTTTGAATGAAGTGAAATACCATATCTTCCATTTGCAATAGTGTTATGAGCAGTTCTAACAGGTACATTAGCCATAACATAAATTTTAGATGAAGCTGATGATGGGGTAATTGATAATTCAAAAACTACACTATTAAATTCAATATCAACCTCAGATGTTGAATTTGAAGTAAATGCATTTGTTGTGTTGGTAGTAGTTACAACTTGCAAAACCTTACCTACATCAGCATTAACTAAAGAATTATTATTTAAAGTTATTATTGCCATTATGCGTTCTCTTGATTAGCTAAAAAAGTTGCATAAGCATCTTTAACATCTTGTGTCCATACTGCATTACATACTGCTTGAACCTCTGAGTGTTCATTCGTAATATCTGCATCTGGCATTAAAGAATGTCTATGATACTTTCTTGATAATTCTTCGCCATCTTCCATAACTACAATATCTGTTCTTACTTGAACTGATTTGTGTTTTCCGACCACTTCGATTTTACCAATCTGTGTCTCTTTAGTTATTGCCATAGTTTGTCTCCTGTGTTGTTGTTAAATTTCATATTAATCTGCTATGTATGTAACGTTAAAAAGAAAAACAGTACTTCCTCCAATAGCAACGTCATTTTCTACTAATGAACATCTATTAGAAGACAGTCCAACACGAACAAAACCAGTAGCATTTCCATCAGCCGCACCCTGTGTATTATAAACACCTCCTGCTGATTGAGTACTTGTAGAAAAAGGTAAACCATCAATGTATGAATATGCAGTATGACTTTGACTACTGTCAAAAATTATTTTACCTGTGAGATAGACTAATCTACCTATTTTTGTGTATTTACCTTCAGTTGAAGAAGGTGTTGGAGCTCCTGAAAACCCATTTACAGTTTCACTTAATGAAGGTGTCCAAGTTCCTTCTTCGTAATCGTCTAAATAATTTGCTGAGCCTGTGCCACCAACATATAGACCACCAGATAAATAAATGTTTTTCCATAAAACAGAACTATTACCTAAATCAACTGAATTACTTGAAATAGTATTGTTAATTCTTGGTAACATTGATTCTGTACCAAATTCAATTCCACTATGATTACTTGCGTTTCCACCTATAAAAATATTATCACTATTGTTAACACCAATACTACCAACTGCTGTTCCATCTTTTTGTAATTCTAAAATATCTCCATCATCTGTAGTTCTATTAAATGTGGAAACAGTAGCACCACTTTTAGCAAGAGGATAATTTATCTTATCATTTGTAACTGTACCATCTGCTGGAGTAGTAATTAATCCAACTCCATAATGTAAAATAAAATCGCAAGTAGATGTTCCAGCAACTGCTGTTCCAAAATCTATTGTTGAACCAGATACAGTAAAGTTACCTGCTTGAACTACACCATCAATACTAACTAATAATGTATTCGCAGAACTAGGTGTGAAATTACTTCCACCTTTTTGTAATGTATATGATGAACTACCATCAAAGGTAATGTTATCCAGTACCTCTACATTACTTAACTTATCTGTATCTCTACCTATGTATGGCATTAATTATTCTCCTGTGGTGGATTATCTATAACAGTATTTCCTTCTGCTATCCACTCTTGTATTGCTTGGTAATCTGTGTTTGCTTCGTCTAGTGGTACGAATGAAACAA